TTGCAGCAATGAACTGTCTTTTTTTGTAGTATTGGAAAAACTCACCAATCCAAGCTAGTCGTCTTGCTTGAGTCTTTCCCCATTCAAGATCTTCGATCTTAAATTCTCCTTGTTTATAACCTTTAATGATTTTGCTATCGACAAATCCTTTTTTATTAAGCATAGCAACTGATGCCAGTATTGGCATATCATAGGTTTTAACAAACCATTCTAATAATTGATAATCTTTATTACCTAATTTAACAAATGACATCATAAAATCTGTCAATGTCCATTTTTTAGAATTTTGATTTATTGCTCTTACTTCGTCAAGACCAAACTTATTTTTAATTATATATTTAACTGGAAGACCTACAATTTTATAGGCTTCTAATCTATGTTGTCCATCTTGGACTATCATTTTATCATCTACAATTATTGGTATTTGTAGATCATTTTCTTTAATAAGTTCTGCAAGTTTTCTTACCCAAGGTTCGTGAATAGCACGATTACCTTTAAGGTATTTAAACATCTTGTAATCAGATGTTTCATATATCTTTTTATGTTCTGTCATTTTGACTCCTTTATTTTAAAGTTTTTTAATTTCCAATTAGAATCTTGATCATATAATGCAGGATGTATTACACTAAATATAGTATCTTTATCATAACAAGATGGATCTATTAAATCTCCATCATCATCAGATTCAGGACATATCAAATCAAATTGAATTTTATATTTCATTTCTTCTCCTTTGCTTTTGCTTGATCTATTTTCCACATAGCTCTAGCTTCCTGTGCTTCATCCATTAACATATGGATATCCATTGGTGAGCTATAACCTAATTCGGTAATACCAGCTATAAATGCTTGGCTATCAATTTTACATTCACCATAATCAGATTGAAGTTTTTCTAACTTCTCTCTAGTCATTTGATTTACTTTGTTCATTTATAAATCCTTTCTTATTTTTAGGTTTAGTTGGTAAAATAGTTTTGCCACAAAAACTATCAATCCATTTTCTATGTTCTTTCCAACTGAATTTTTTAGTTTTCTTTTTTGTCTTCATTTTTTACCACCTTTGGTTCTTCATTAAACATTTCGGGAACAATTGTTTCCCTAACATCTATTTCGTTACCATCTTCATCTACTACGATATACTTATTATCTTTTTTAGATAATGTATTTTCGTGTACACGATATGCTGCATATCCAAAGCATATGCATAATAATAATATCCAAAACATATTTTTCCTTTCTATTTATCTATCTCTTGAGATGCTAAATTTATTAACATCATTAACCATTCCTGCACAGAAAACTAATATATGCCACACATATATGTCATAAGGTAGTTCTCTTGTTTTACAGCAATTAAATGTTAAGTCTTGTTTTTCATATTCTTGAACAGTTGGTTTATTTTTATTTAAAACAAATGTTTCACAAGTGGGATTACCATTAATAGCAATTTCATTATTACTATTTTCTATTACAGAAATAGTATCAGCACTTATTTCTTCCATATATTTTACTTCTTCCTGCAATGTTTTCCACTGCTGGTCAGTAAAATTCATATCTTGATGCCAATAATTTGTATATCCCATAACTTTCCTTTCTAGTTTAGAATTGTTCTAATATAGTACAGACACACCATATAGAAACGCTAGTGTGTATATTATAAATATA